AACAGTGCGTTTGTATATGGTGATTTCGGTAACGTAGGATAATCTTAGATTAATCTAAAATATAAGGGGTAGCCTAAAAAGCTGCCCCTTTTTTATGTCCGCTATATTTTAGTTATTTTTGTAAAAATAATGGCATAATGCAAATAGTAAGAGATATTACGACCACAGTAGCACCTACAGCCACAGTGGTTACTTTAGCGGAAGCTAAGAATTACCTTAGAGTAGATTACAGCGAAGATGATTCTCTAATTACATCTTTAATCAATACAGCTCAAACAAGACTTGAACAATATGCAGGGGTCGCAATGACTCCTAGAACTTTAAGAGTTGTAGCTTATGTAGATAGCTTTATAGAGTTACCTTACACTCCTACAAACACTATATCAGTAGTAGAGTATTGGGATAGCACAAATTGGGTAGCAATGTCTGTAGGGGATTATCAGGTACTTGGTGAAACTACCAAAAAGGTCTACATGACTAGCATCTATAATAACGAGTTTAGGTTTACTTATACTTGTGGTTATGCTACAACCCCTGAAACAATGAAGACAGCCCTTTTAAAGATGGTTTCAGACCTATATGAGTACAGAGAGTCTTCAGTTGAAGCAACTAAGCCTTCAGCTAATTTGATGACCGCATACGAGCTTATGAAGCCATTTAAACGCATAAACGTAATTATCTAATGATAGGAAGATTAATGAATAGGATTACTTTTAATAGTAAGACTGGAGCTTCTGACGGTGCTGGTGGATTTGTAAATACCCTTGCAGCTTATTATACTTGTTGGGCTGAGATTGTTACAGACACTAATACAAGAACAAATATAGCTGGTACGGATGGTTTTGCGGCTGATATTACATTTAGAATAAGATATACAACCTCTAAGGTATTTGATAAGAAGCTGACTATTACTTTTCAAAATAAGTTATATATGATAAATTCTATCATAAACGAACAAGATCGTAATAAATATTTTTTAATAGATTGCTCAACACTTAAATAATGGCTACATTCACAGTAGACACTAAGGCATTACATAAGATACAAGAAAAGTTTAAACAAACGGCAGAATTATACAAAGCTTATGCTGTTCAAGAAGTTAATAAGTCTGTAAAAGCTATGGAAATGGAAGCTACCACTAAAGCTGGTAATTTACCTAGAATACCTACAAAAGCTAAAAAGCCATATAAACGAACAGGTAATTTATCTAGAAGCGTGTCATCAACTCCTTATCAAAATGGATATGCTTCATTCTCAATGGGTAACGAAACAGTTAAGTATGCACCTTATGTAGAATTTGGAACAGGTAAAGGCTTTGGCATTCCTAAATATAAATTTAGCCTTAAAAAACCTATGAATAGCTTTGCTTCACAATTTAGAGGTTCAAAATTAAGGAATTACAATATGCCTAATAGACCATTCTTCTTTAAGACATTTGATGAGAAATATGCAACATTGTTAAAAACCTTAAAAAGCTATAAAGTAAGGTAATCTTATATAAATATATTTCACTAAATTTGTACAAAATCAATACCATGACAATTACACTAAACGAAGAGCAGGTAAAACAATTAGATGCGTTCATCCAAGAATTGCCAACTAAGTATGGTTTGCCTTTAACTCAGTTCTTATCAAAACTTGCTCAAGAACAAAATCCTGAGGAAGTAAAAGAGGAAACAGAAGCTTAATGAAAGATTGCGGATTAGCTATACGAAAGGCTTATGTAGATAAGTTAGCATCACAAAGTTTTTCTTTGGGTGTTTACGATACTATTGCACCTGATGATGTAGAACCTCCGTTTTTACTTATTAGCAGTCAAACGTCTTTAGAAAATAGCGACAAACAGAGTTATAACTTTGATGTTACTATTCAATTTGATGTTGTGTATAGAACTCTTAAGTCAGGTGAAGTAGGGCAGAAATCGGTAGACCAGTGGGCTAACGAATTGTTAGTGATCATAGGCGTTAATGTGCCAGATTACCCAAGTGCTTCTCCTGACTTTAAAATAGTTACTCGTAAGATGACAAGCAATATCGCTACATTTGATTATGTAGATGAATCTTATGTTTTCAGAAGAGTAATTACAATGGATCATTTTGTAACTCAAATATTATAAAAAATTAAAATAAAATAAAATGCCAACAACAGGAATTTTTAATGGTACAAATCTAGTAGTTCTAGTAGGAACTGAAGTTGTAGCTCACTCTACATCTTGCTCTTTATCAGTAAGTGCTGACTTACCAGATGCAACAACTAAATCAAGTGGTGGATGGGCTGATCAAATCGCAGGTTTGCGTTCTTGGTCTTTAACTACAGATGGTCTTACTACAGTTGAACCAACAGGTACAAACTATGTAGTAGGAGATATTTTCTCTGCTTTAAATGGTAGAGGTGTAGTTACAGTTAAGTTTACTACAGTTACTGGTAGCACTCCAATAGTAGGTGACTTAATTTGGTCTGGTTCTGCATTTGTAGAAAGCTTAGATATTACTGCTGACATGGAGTCTCCAGTAACTTATTCTGCTTCTTTTACAGGACAAGGTCAATTAACTCAGGCTACTAACGCATAATAACACCAAAAACACCAAAATATGAGAGGACATTACGAACTATCCCTAAGCGATGGGACTAAGATACCTATGAGGTTTTGTACATGGTCTTTAAAAAGATTCTGTCAACTTCAAGGCATTGGACCATCAGACATATCGCAAGCATTATCAGGTAATGAATCGTTAGACGCTATTACTAATTTGCTAAAAGCTGCAGCAGAGTATCCATTGTATAGTCAAGGAATAACTCCAAGCTTTACAGATATTGAAGTATGTGATTGGATTGATGACATGGGTGGATTAGGTAGTAAGAAGTTCCAAGATGTTATGGCTTCTTTAGCAGAAAGTATGAATAGTGGTGTTGAACAACCTACTAATAAGAAAGCTAATAAAGACGCTGTAAAAAAAAATTAGAGTGGATTGATATTGAAAGATATACAATGGGGGAGTGCCAAGTGCTTCCCCATTTGTTTTGGGATATGACGATGGCTGAGTTAGATTTTGTTTGGTATGGTTACCGTCATAAAGAAGAACAAGAATGGATAAGAGCAAGATGGCAGACTACTCTTTTAATTAATATGCAATTGCCAAAAGGTAAAAAGATAAAACCAAATGAGCTTTTACCACTTGACTGCGATAATCGTAACTTTGTGAAGCAAAGAGTGATGACACCTGAAGAACTAAAAGAGGTCTTAAAAAAATACGATAATATAAAGAAATAGGATAATGGCAGATAATCAAGTAGACTTAAAATTAAACCTCGACTTTAAAGGGGTTAATGATGCGTTATATCAGATGATTGGTGAATTTAATGGAACTGATAAAGAGTTCCAGAAAATTGCTGATAATATTCAAAAAAATGCTAAGAAGCTAGAAGCTGCTATTTTGGTATTTGGTCCTGCTTCAAAACAAGCTGCTAATGCTCAAAAAGCTTTACAAGCTAATATGTTATCTCTTGTTGCAAATGGGGTTAATCCACAAATTGCAGCTATTGCTACTTTGTCGCAAAATTATAATTCATTAAATGGCATTTTAGCAACAACTCAATCTGCTACAAATGGAGCTACTACCTCAATAAATAATAGTGCAAATAGTTTAAAGCAATCTAATAAACAATGGTCTGCATTAGCTTTAGTTGTACAAGATTTGCCTTATGGATTTAGAGGTATTCAAAATAACTTACCTGCATTATTTGGAAGTTTAGCAACTGGTGCTGGTGCTGCATATTTTGCTTTTTCAGCAGTCGTGGCTGTTATAACTGCTTTAGATATGGGTATCATAAAATTTGGGAAAAGCGTAAAGTTAACAACTGATTTCTCTAAGGATGCGGCTACAACTTTTGCAAATGAAACTATAAAATTAGAATCACTTTATACTGTATCTACTAATGTAAATGCAAGTATGGAGGAAAGATTACAAGCAGCTAAAACATTAAAAACAGAATATCCAGATTTATTAGCATTATACTCAGAAGAACAAATAACACTTGGAGAAGCAGAAATTGCTTATAGATTATTAACTGATACTATATGGAAATATGCACAAGCTAAAGCAGCAGAAAAGTCATTAGAAGAATTAGCTGTTAAGCAAAATGAGTTAAATATTAAAAGAGTTAAAGCTGAAGCAGATCAAAAAGAAAGAGATATAAAAGGCTTAAAGACTGTAAATTATTTAATGTATAATAATCTTACACTTGGTGAGCAATTTAACAAGTTTGTAAATGATTTACCTCAAAATGGTGCATTTGGACCAATGGTAAATTCTTTACAAGCAATGAAAAAGTCTAGTGACGTACTATATGACATCGAACAACAACAAATTGCAATAAATGATGAAGTATCTATATATAAAGGTATTGTTAATGAAAACATCAATGCAGAAGGCAAATTAGCTGAATTTAAGGACAATGAATTTAAAAAAGAACAAGAAAGACGTAAAAAATTAGCATTAAAAAATATTAAAGACACTAAACCTACTGTTTCAAGATTTGATGAAAATTTAGCACAAGAAGAGTTTAACTTTTATAAAGATAGTATATTTAGAGCAGAGGAATATTTTACAAAATTAAATAATATACAAAAAATTAATGCATTAATGGAAGCCACTATAAAAGGCGCTTCTCTTGATGAATTATTTACTATACAAAAAACATATGAGCAAAAGGAAATAAACTTTAGAAAAAGCATTGAAGATAAAAAGTTTGCTATCAGACAAGAAAGCGAACAAAGACAAAAGGAATTAACAAAATCTTATGATGATCAAAAATTAAAAGATCAATATGATTATACAACTAATTATATTAAAACCCTTGATGCACAATTAAGGGCAGAATTAAAGTTGCATAGAAATAACATTGCCTTTCAACAAGAGGATACTAAAAATAAAATTAAACAATTACAATTTGCACAAGTATTTGCTGCAGGTAATGTAAAGGCTTTAGATGCAATAAATGCTGCACTTTTAAGACTTCAAGGTAGTTTAACAGGTCTTGGAGATTTATCTACTACAATAGATGAAATATTAAGAAATACTCTTCAATCTACTTTTGAGGGCATTGGGCAAAGCTTAGGCGAATTAGTTACTACTGGTAAATTTAATCTTGGAACACTAGGTTCTATACTAGCTGACGCTTTAATTTCAATAGGTAAAGCATTGATATTATATTCATCTCTTGTACAAGCTGCTAAAAAAGCTATAGAAAGTGGTAATGTAAAAGGTGGATTAATATTAGGTATAGCAGCAGTTGCGGCAGGATTTGCTCTAAAAGGACAAATAAATAAGAAAAGAAATACTGGACCACAAGAGTTTGCTAATGGTGGTATTGTGTCAGGTCCAACATTAGGTCTTATGGGCGAATATCCTGGTGCTAGTCGAAACCCTGAGGTTGTAGCTCCTTTAGATAAGCTTAAATCACTTATGGGCGAAGGCGGTGGAACTTTAGAAGCTAGAATTAGCGGTAACGACTTATTAATATTAATGAACAAAGCAGGTAGAACAAATAATAATACTTTCTAATGGCATTTATAAACCCAAAATACGAGATTATATTTGATGATGTGTATGCCATACCTGATGGAACAAACACCGTCTATAGGGCTCAAATTTACAAAGACGGCTATTCTAGTGCAACAGTATATCCATTAACTGCATCTAATAGTCCTTTTATCATAGAAACTATAGACACAGAAGGTAATGCTTATACGCCATTACTTGCCACAAGGGCAACTTTAAATATAGTAAAGAATGAATTTCAAAGCACTAATTATGCTCAGTTATTACAAGACTTCTTTACTTCTGATGATAATGACTATATGATAGTTGTTACAAAAGGAACTTATAATGGTTCTTATACATGGGGCACTGTGATATGGAGAGGGTTTTTTATACCTGTAGATAGTGTACAATATTCTCCTGTAAACCTTAATAGTTTGTCATTATCCTTCGTTGATGGCTTAGCCAGGACAAAGAATAAAAAATACTATTTCAGTACAACAAATGGTATTGGTTTTAACTCAGAGGATCAAGTAAGTTTAAAGGACTTGATTATTGATTGCTTTTCTAAGACTGAATTTACTTTTAATGTTTGGATAAATGAATATTATAAAACAGCAAATGTGCCTTCTAGAAACATAGAAAATATGTATCTAAAGAAGAACTATTTGATGGAGCAATATGGAGAGTATTTAAGCTACTATGACATATTGGAATATATATGTAATAGATTTGGTTGGGAATGCTTTTATAAGGAAGATAAGTGGTATTTAACTGCTTATGGTGCTTTGACTAGAGAATCTACAATAGCTTATTTTGTTTATAATAGTTCTGGAGTTTACCAATCTACACAAACTGTAAATAATACTATTTCGGTTAGCATAGATAGCACTAATAACTTTAAAGAAATTGGACAATCGTTATTAGTTAGCTTTAATAGAGCTCAAAAGTCATATACTCAATTTAGCCCAATATACAATGTAAAACAACTTGTATCTAATGGTTGGTTTTTATCTTGGTCAGGTGTTAATAATGTGGATGCATGGATAGAAACTGGTATGGTAGTTACAAAACTTGATGCTACAAATGGAGGTTTATACACTACTGATACTACAACTAATGCAGGTGAAAACAATAGGGCAGTTAGGTCTTTTGGTAATGATGTAAGAGCTGGTGATTATCTAAATGTAAGATGGTTAGATTATAAATTTAACTGTACTGCTAGATACTGGGTAAGAATTATACCTTCTGATAACTCTGCTGCACAATATCTTAATAATAGTGGTGAATTTACAACAACTACAGTATATCTTAATGATTTTCCTGTAGGATTTCCTAAGCAAATATTAGTTCCTATTGATGGTTCTTTAGATGTTATTATATATAGACCTTTAGATACTGGTGCAAGTCCATTTTTAGAACTTTATTATTTCTTAGTTCAAAATACAGGACCTGTATCTCAAATTTATAATTATGACTCTTATAGAGAGATTGGTAGTATAGATTCTCAGTTTAAACCAGAACAAGGCGAAAACTATGCTTTAGGTTTTATATATAATGATATATTTAAAAATACTGATTCAGGTGCTAGAGCTGCCAACAGTCCTAAAGATGTAGCAGCTTCATCTTATGTTGGTATGTACACAACAAGTAATAATAGTGGATTTGCCAATCAATTTGGTAGAACAACATCAGGTAGTACTGAGTTATTTACTTTAGTTGCTCAAGATATTGGTATTGACCAAGTAAAAACTCAAACTGTTATAGAAGGTCAATTTAAAAGCATAGGATATTGGTTGGATAGCAAGTTTACATATTCTTATGATGGTGTTAACACTTACACATACTTATTAAAGTCCTTTAAATGGGATTTAAAACAAGCAATACAAGAATCGGTACTTAAAAAGATTAATTATAGCGGAACAACTATAGATATAGATATATTCAAAAACTTAAATACTAGAAAATAATGCCATCGGTAATAAACGGAACTAACATACTTCTTTTTCAATATGATCCATTAACAAATCTATCAGTTCCTTTTGGTGCAGCTACAAACTGTACTTTTAGTAGTAGCGTAGATCAGGTAGAAGTTACTACAACTAATTCAAATTCATTTAAAGAATACTTAGGTTCTCAAATAAATTGGAATATATCTGCTGATGGATTTATAGCTCTTAGTGACTATTCTTATTTATTCTTACTTACTAAACTTAAGTCAAAGGAACAAATAGTTGTTAAGTTTCAGATTAATAATGATAATGGTGATGGTAGCGGTACTTTAGGTTATAGTGTATTTACAGGTCTTGTAAATATTGTTAGTTTGGATATGACTGGTCCTGTAGAAGGTGCATCTACTTATAGTGTGTCTTTACAAGGTACAGGTGCTTATACAATAACAGGTACTCAAGCTACTCCTGGTGGAATTGTAATAGAAACATCAAATGTAATCATGTATCAATATACAGCTACTGGTGGTGAAACTACCGTAACGTTTACTGCAGCAATTGGTGGAACTTGCTTATCAGTTACAAGAGGTGGTATGGAAGTTAGAACAATACAAACAACAGGTGTACCTACAGGCGACAATGTTACATTTAATGCTACGACAGGAGTTGTTACCTTTGGCAGAGCTTTAGAGGCTGATGAGTTTGTTAGAATAATTGCAAAATAATAGTTAAAATTTATATATAAATGAGTTCACAATTACAGGTAACAGGCGAAGCAAAGATTAGGGATATACAAGGTCCAGTAGTGGCTAATAGTGGTGTAATAACCGCTTTAGATGGAGATGCTTCTCAATATGTACGAGGAGATGGTACGTTAGCTGACTTTCCTACATCAACAGGTGGTGGTAGTTCGGTTTCTTATTATCTTAACTCAAGTGTTTCACAAGGTACAATCGGAGGTGTTGCTTATAGACAATTAGGTAAAACACCTATTGCTGGTGCTGGAACTGACATTGTTATTTCGGCTAATGGATATGTAGCGAGTTACTTAACCGATGCTAATGACCCTGCTTTATTAGAAGTACCTGCTGGTAACTTTAATTGTGAGTTCTATTTTAGTGTAAATAATAACACAGGTAATCCTTTTACTTATGCAGAGGTTTACAAATATGATGGCACAACTTTTACCTTAATAGGAACAAGCGTTGGAGTTCCAGAGTACATCAATCAAGGAACAGTAATTAACCCTTACTACTTTGCAGTACCAGTTGCTCAAAGCGTATTGACTGTAACAGATAGAATAGCAA